ATGCCGTTACCATTGGAACCGCCGTTCTTTGCTTCAATGACAACCTTCTTAGTGTTGTCAGAATCAACTTTAGCAGTAACAGGAAGATTTTCAACTTCGCCAATTGCATTCACGACCTTGGTCGCTACGTTTGCGGCGGTATCATCCACAGCAACATTCACAGCCACGGCCTGGCCGCCGATCATCAGGCGAATTGCGCCAGACACCATAAGCTTCGGATCATCTCCAGGGAGATCAACAGAAAACGTCAAAGTTCCCTTAGCCTTGGCAGCACTGCCATCGGCAATGGGAAGCACCCACAGTTCACTGTTCTTGGTATTCTTGCGGAAAGCCTTGATCATGAGAGAGAGCTGGGAGCCTGCACCATAATTGGCGTCGGCCTGCTCGTCGCTAGTGATCTTGGTAAGGGTACCATTTGCGCTCATCTTGGAAGCGAGCGGCTGGCCGATAATCAGGTTCTTCCACGGCATTGCACCGGACTTGACAGCATTGGAACCATCAAATTCGGTAGCAAAAATGGGAACCAAATTGTCGGCAGGAATTTCAGAAAAAGAAATACTCATTTTTCGGACTCCAGTTCTTCTTTCGGTTCAATTTCTTTTGCCTTCTTTTTGTCGGCAGCTACCACTTTCAAGGCCCCGGTAGCAATAAGGCGTTCAATGTAACCGGTTACTTCCACGGATTCGCCTTCGGGAACAATCTTTCGATTATGTTCCGGAATGAAAACCCTGGAGCCGGTGGGCTTTACGAACTTTCTCATGTATTCGTGGGCCTCAAGTTAGTGGTAAAAGACATAGATTCACCGTTTCCATCCACCTTGACTTCGTTTTTCGCACGCAAGAAATCAACGGTAGGAGCGGTCTTATCCACATGAATGGTAAACGAGACTTCAAAGGTAATCCTGGCGGAACCACGTTCCGTTTCAGTCCTATCAGAGAGGTTATTCGCATAAGAACGCAGCACGCATTTCGTGACAAGGCCCTGGTAAGGTCCTTTCCACCACTTGCATGGATCAATCGCAGCAACAATGGCGTTCGCGGTTTTATCAAGAAAATCATTCAAGTCAGAGTCGGATTCAACATCTTCAAGATTATCTTCGCCATCCAGGAAGGCCCTGGCATATACGTCGATATTCAAATCCGCCTTGGCATAATAAAAACGGGGGTTCGTTCCCTTATCGTCAAAATTCACGTTTGGAATATTGACCATCACATAGGACTCTTCTTCGGGCCAAACCTTCATCTGGCGGGAAGCGGAAACGTTTGAGCCAAAGCCTTCGATATCAGAACCAATAAGAGTCTGAACGACGGCATGCCTAAAGTCCTTTACACATGTTAAAGTTCTTTCGCTCATTTCGTTTCCTTGAGTCGATAGACAACGACCCCGTCTTTTTCACTCACAAAATCAATAGCAGTAAGTTTCACAGCAGAGTGAAACGGCGTAGAGCCCAATGTAAACACGTCATTCTTGCGCGGCTTACTTTCTGGAAGATCGGAGGTTCGAACAAACAGACGGTGAACATGGGCAATCGCATTAACATCACCAACACTTTCAGAGGCAACCTCAGGCGTATCGTACAGCCCCTTGATTTCGTAGCTAGATGAGCCGCGAGTCAAAGTGACGACTTCGCCAAATTCATTCTCGTTAAAGAACGAATCTGCAAGGTCATTCATGAGGTTATCCTTGAAAGACATTGAAATCCCTTTTAAGCGACGGTGATCACGCAGCTTGCGTTAATCTGTTCGATAACGGGAAGCGGTGCGGAACGGACACGCAGGATGTCGCTGGGCGGGTTCTTTTCGTGCCAGGTATCAACGGCGAATTCGCCTTCGAACCAACCGATATCGTTGTCACCAACAATACCCTGATGGAGGGTAGCCTGGATTTCATCAGAAAGAACGAGAACCTTGTTAGCCGGAATGAAGGAAGCAGGCTGGCCGTTGGAGCCCATGTACACTTCATCATAGCGCCACAAGCGCATGCCGCCGACAGAACCGATAAGACGAGCGCCCTTTGCTCCAGCCATAACGGTGAGATTTGCCTGAAGACCGGAAAGGTTCTTGGTGTCAAGCTTCTTCAAGAAGGCATCATTCTGGAGAGCCTTTTCTGCAGCAGCCTTACCCATGATGATATCGGTTGCAGTCAAACCAGAATACTGATTGATGAGAGTTGCGGCTTCATCGAGGTCAGTGTCGATAGTCTTGATAGCACCGCTCCAAGTCTTGGAAAGAGAAAGGGCGTTTTCGCGACCAAAGCTGATGGAGTCGATAACGTTACCGTCAGCATCGGTAATGTCGTAAGAGCCATTGAAGAAACCATCAGAGATGATCTTTTCAACGGTGCGATACTTCTTATTCTTCAGGTCCTCGAGGTCAATGCTAAGAAGACGAGAAGCACGTTCGGTGGGACTCATTGCATTGATGACCATACCAGGTTCACCAGGCAGACGCTTGAGGGATTCAAGAGCCTTGGTGGTACGGGTCAGTTCAATGCCGTAGCAGTGAACCTGACGAGTCTTGTAACCAGAGCGCTTAGATTCGGTAGCCTTTTCACCATCACGAACGAACGGTGCGAGCGTCTTAGTACCCTCAACGAAGTCGATGGTCACATCACGAGTAAGGTGATTGAGAGGAGTAAAGAAAGAAGTCAGGAAGCGACGCGGAGCCTTGTTGTTATTGATAGCAAGAGTCAGTTCGCTGGGAGAGGTAATATCGATTTCAGCCATTTTTGGACCTCCTTAAACAACGGCCTTGGCAAAAATGCCCTGGGCGATCATGTTAGTCTTGTTGATAGCGAGAGTTGCGCTGGAGCCAAACACCAGAGCATCCTTGTTAAATTCGCCAGTCAGAGCAGCAAGAGCCTTGACGGAAGCATCTGCAGCAACGTCAACGTCTTCGAGCAGGATAGCGAACTTACCAGTGGTACCAGCGGTAGAGCCGGTAATCTTGGCATAGGTACCAGCGGTATTGCCTTCAACGAGAACGGTACCAGCTACGAGAGTAGCAGCACCAGCGATGGTAACAACGGTCTGAGCAACAGGATAGTCGCCCGCGACCAACTTATCGTATTCAGTAGTCTGTGCAGTGTACATGACTTACTCCTTTTTTAGTGACGGCCTTGAGCGAGCAAAGCGCGGATTTTTTTGATTTCAGAATCTTCAGAAGCCTGAACACCACCCTGCACGGAATTTGCGGCAGCGGCTTCGGCTTCGAGGCCCTTCTGGATTGCAAGCTTCTGGGCTTCGCTCAGTTCCTTAGCAACAGGAGCGGAAGCCTTTGCAGCTTCAAGATCAGTCTTGAGCTGATTGATTTCAGAATCCTTTGCAGAAATAGCTTCAGCATGAGCCTTAGCATCGTTTTCCACCTTGGATTCAAGATTGTTAATGGTTTTTTGCATTGCAGAAAATGCAAATTCCTTAGCATCGGCAAGAGTCTTACCACCATCCACAAATGCAGTTGCATCTTCTTCAATGTGGCAGGCATCAAACAATGCTTTCACATCAGAAATACTCTGTTTGTAGGAGGCAATAGCATTCTTGGCGATTTCTTCTGCAGAGATTTCTGCATTATTTTTTTCAGCCATGGACGTACCTCTGGTTTGATTGTTTACGATTTCTTCAGGCTTCATACCAGAAGCCAATTTTTCACAAAGTTCTTCAAGCCCTATAACACCATCGGCAAGATTTGCATCAACAGCCTTTTGACCAATAAAAACGCCGCCCTTACCAAAGTTATTCTTAACATTATCAAGACTTGTATTTCGATTATCCGAAACAGCTTTGATGAAAACTTCAGCAAGGTCGTTAAGTTCCTGCTTGATGAGAGCAAGGCCTTCTTCAGTATCAGGGGTAGGAGACTTATCAGGACTCAAATCAGATACAACAACATCAACATCTTCTTCGGACTTGTTATAAGCACAAAGAACACCAATTGACCCAAGAGTACCATTGGATGCTGTAAATACCTTTTCACAACTGGAACCGATCCAATAGGCGGCAGAACACATCAGTCCACCTGTTCGAGCGACAATCGGCTTCACATTTCTCGACTTGAAAATTTTTTCTGCAAGGTCCGCGCATCCAGAAACTTCTCCACCAGGACTGTTAATATCAAAAACAATCCCCTTCACCTTATTATCATTCAAGACTTCATCAAAAGCAGCCTCAATGGAATTGTAAGTGTCCATGCCAAACCAAGCAGTCCACAAATCAGTTCTGTAAGACAAAGGACCATCAACATGAATAACGGCAATTCCGTCATTTCGGTAATCGATTACATTAGGACATTCTGGTTCACCGTTGCTCTTAAATTCCCAGTCAAAGTTTACACTGGCAAATTTTTCGGCTTCATCCTTTCGCATGGCAAAACGCGTTGCAAAAAATGCCTTCATACTTCTTTCGATTTTCTTCTTACTTTTCGCCATCATCATCATCCTTGTCATCTTCATTTTCAACAACGGCTGTGCTTACGCTTTCGCTCTTGTTTACTGCGCCAGGTTCAGGAAGTTTCAGAGATTCGCGGAGGTTCTTTTCTTCTGCAAGCTCGTGAGCAACACGACCGTATTCACCACCGGTAACGGCGGCAACTGCGGCATCTCGGCTCATGAGTTGTTCATCCAACTGCATCTTGATTGCCTGGGTTTCCTTCAGCGGATCCAACAGGAAAGCGGAATCACCAATCCAGCAACAACGGCTCCACATCGCACGCTTCAGCGGATCTTCCAAAAAGCCAGGAGCGTCAATCACGCCGGTAAGAATCGCCTGGTAAAGCCACTTTTCGTACATCGGCTGGCAGAAATCAGACACGAAATTATGCTTGATTCTGCTGAACGTTTTCTTGGATTCCAGGAGGGCCGCGCGGACGGCATTGTAGCTGGAATTAAACTGTTTAAGAACAACTTCAAAGCTAACGCCAACACGGGCAGCAGCTTCGCAGAAAATGGAATCCACGAACGGCTTGTAGTTCACGTTGGGTCGTGTCGGATTTGCAGGGTTGATCTTGTAACCCTGTGGAAGTTCCACGATTGCGCCAGGAGCCAATTCAATTGGAGACTTCGGACCTGAATCGTTACCAACCTTTTCTTCATCCGGAACGTTACCGTCCATTTCGGCGGCTTCGTCAGGATTGTTGGATTCCAGGAATACGGTAAACATGGCGCTAACGACAGCGGCCAGCAATTCAGCATCCTGGTAGCGTTCCTGCTGCTTAATTTGACTAATTATGGGAGCCAGCGCAGAAACGCCGCGACGCTGGTCCGTACGGTCTGCACTGAAGCAATGAATCACATTGGCGTAACCAAAGGAATCAAAAGCCGGAATGCGAACAGTCTCCAGACTATCGCTATAATTATCCAAATTAAACGGCGGGACCCTGGTAAAGTGGTAAGCAACGTCAGCACCATTTTCATCCACTTCAACGCCCTGGGCCAACTTTTGGCTGTCAAGAAGTCCAAAAGGATTCTGGCAGCGGTCAGCTTCCAGCAACTTCAGGCAAAGACCAAAGGGGCCATTGTTTTTCTTGTACTGAGTCAATCCGAACAGGTCGCCGGTGATCAACTGAGTTTTCATCGAAAGCGACTGCAATTCGTGAAAGTCAGCCTTTCGCTCTGCGTCGCAGAACTTAGAGGACGCCCAAATTTCAAACAGCTCCTGAGTTTTCTTTTCCCAGTCGTCGGCGGCTTCGCGTGTAATTCCAAGAAGTTTCCAAGGAATCATCGGGCGAAGCTTGAGGCCCGTTCCAACTACATTCGTGTCGATGGTATTAACCAGAGCCCCAGCAAAAGCGGAATTCTGGTAAAGGTTTCGAGCGCGAAGCGTCAAAGTCTTACGGTCAACAGAAAGGTCCCTGTCGGCGGATCCCTTGGAAACGCGGAAAGCCTTCAGGGCTTCGTTCATAATAGAAGCACCCTTCCAGGCGAGACCTTTCGCACCATAGCCCAAGAAATCATTACCCATGGCAAATAACCTTTCTGCAACGGGGTTTACCGTTGGAAGAAGTCCCGCTCTCTGCATTTGAAAGCCTATAGGACCACGTCGATAACCCCTTCTCAATTTCGGCAAGGTTCGCCTTGGTCATTGTTCTGCCACCGATAGAATAGGACTGAGACTTCAGCACTGC